GAACAGTATAGTAAATTATTGGAGGCGATTAATGGAGGAGGAAATGATGTTGGAGGAGGAGTCGTTGATGAGGCCCTCGGGTCCCCAGATCAAGTTACTTTTACTGAAGAATCAGGACAAGTACCTGATTGGGAAAGTGACTGAACTTGATGAAGAACCATCAATTCTAATTGAAAATTGTTGTGAAATAATTGAATGCGCTGAGTATGGTGCAGACCCAGAAAATTTGGAGAAGCGTGCATATTCATTGGAAGGTAGACACTTAAAAACATCTGCTCGAAAAGTTGATGAAGGTGCTAGTGAAAAGGATTGGTACGTTTATGAATACATTATTTTCAGACCATATCCCAAGTACTCGGCTCAGCGGGATCTCTTCTTGACAACCGAGACAATTTTCACTATACTGGATCCTGAACCAGGTGTTCTGGACCTTTACAGGAAAATTGCTGGATGAAGTTTTACACAAATATTCAACAGGTAGGTGATAATATTCTCTATCGTGGATTCGATCATGGCGAACGAGTTCATTATAGGGAAGCATTCTCACCTACCCTTTTTGTTGCAAGTCCAACTGAATCAAAATACAAAACTCTAGATGGTCATAATGTAAAACCCATGAAGTTCTCTGGACCCCGTGATGCACGGGAGTTCATGAAGAAGTATGAGAGTGTCCAGAACTTTGATGTTTATGGATATGAACGTTTTGTATATCAGTATATTTCTGATCAGCATCCTGATGAAGTTGATTATGATTTCAAGCGTCTAGAAATCTATACGATTGACATTGAGGTTGCATCGGAAAATGGATTTCCTGATGTTCAAAGTGCTGCCGAGGAAGTTCTTTGTATCACGATGAAGAACTTGAATACCAAACGTGTGGATGTTTGGGCTACTCGGGAGTTTAATGTTCCTGAAGGTGTAAACGTTCACTATCAATGGGAAGAGTCAACAATGCTCAAAGACTTTGTTGATTTCTGGGCACAGAATACTCCTGATATTATTAGTGGATGGAACTGCTATCTGTACGATATTCCATACCTCTGCCGTAGGATGGATCGTATTATCGGAGATAAATGGGTCAAAGCACTTTCACCTTGGAATAAAGTGTCTGAGCGTGAGATTGTAATCATGGGCAGAACTAATCTTGCCTATGACATCATGGGAGTTTCTGTTCTGGATTATCTTGACCTGTACAAGAAATTCACTTACACCAACCAGGAGTCTTATCGCCTAGATCACATTGCTTTTGTTGAACTTGGTCAACGTAAGTTGGATCACTCTGAGTTTGATACCTTCCGTGATTTCTATACTAATGGTTGGCAGAAGTTTGTTGAGTACAACATCTTTGACGTAGAACTTGTTGACCGCTTGGAGGACAAGATGAAACTAATTAACTTGCCGTTACAATGGCATATGACGCAAAGGTGAACTTTGAAGATGTGTATTCTCAGGTTCGTATGTGGGATACTCTCATCTTCAACTTCCTCAAAAAGGATAACATCGTTGTCCCTCAAAAGAAAGGTAGTAAGAAAGATGATAAGTATGCGGGTGCTTTTGTGAAAGAACCTAATCCTGGTTTGTATAACTGGGTTGTGAGTTTTGACTTGAACTCACTGTATCCACACTTGATCATGCAATACAACATCAGTCCAGAAACTCTTCTGCCTACTAGACATCCTCATGCAACAGTGGATCGTCTTCTCAATCAAGAACTAGATTTGACTACTCTTGATGGTGAAACTGTCTGTGCGAATGGTGCAATGTACGTTACGAATCAGATGGGATTCTTACCCAAGATGATGCAACGTATCTATGATGACCGTACCATCTACAAGAAAAAGATGCTTGCTGCAAAGCAAGAGTATGAGAAGAACCCCAGTGAAAAACTGGAGAAGGATATTTCTAAGTTCAACAATATCCAGATGGCACGAAAGATTCAATTGAACTCTGCTTATGGTGCCATTGGTAATCAATACTTCAGGTACTACAATCTTCAGAATGCTGAGGCAATTACTTTGTCAGGTCAGCTTTCAATTCGTTGGATTGAGATGAAGATGAATCAGTACCTCAATAAAGTTCTTAAAACTGAGAATAAAGATTATGTTATTGCTGCTGATACCGATTCTATCTACCTTAATCTTGGTCCGTTGGTGGATGGCGTATTCAAGGGAAGAGAGAAAACTACTGAAAGCATCGTTTCGTTCCTTGATAAGGTGTGTAAGATGGAACTTGAAAAATATATTGAAAGTTCTTACAAAGAACTGGCGGAATACGTGAATGCTTTTGACCAAAAGATGTTCATGAAACGGGAGACCATTGCTGATAAAGGTATTTGGACTGCCAAGAAACGTTACATCCTGAATGCTTGGGATGTTGAGGGTGTTCGATACAACGAACCTAAACTCAAGATCATGGGTATTGAAGCAGTTAAATCTTCCACACCTGCCCCATGCCGTCAAAAGATTAAGGATGCTCTCAAAGTTATCATGACTAAAACCAATGATGACCTGATTAAATTCATTGAAGAGTTTCGTGAAGAGTTTAAACAGATGCGCCCAGATGAGATAGCTTTTCCTCGGGGTGTAAATAACTTAGGTAAATTTAGTAGTCCTGCAACGATTTATGGAAAGGGTACGCCTATTCATGTCAGAGGTGCATTATTGTATAATCACTATCTACGCAAGCATAAACTTGTTCATAAGTATCCTATTATCCAAGAGGGAGAGAAAATTAAGTTCCTCTACTTACGAACACCAAACAAGATCAACGAAAACATAGTATCTTTTATTCAAGAACTTCCTAAGGAACTTGGACTTGACAAGTCTATCGATCATGATGTACAATTCGAGAAGAGTTTCCTAGAACCTCTCAAGACGATTCTAGATACGATTGGTTGGAAGACACAAAAAATTAACACTTTGGAGTTTTTATTCGGATGAATTTTTTACAAGATGTAGTAAAGGAGATTGGTAATGAGTATGCTGGCCTTGTGTCTGACGGGGTTGCTGCTGGCGACTGCGATTCTTTCGTTGATACAGGTAGTTATATTTTCAATGCTCTGGTATCGGGGTCGATTTACGGTGGCATCCCGTCAAACAAAATTACGGCTATTGCAGGAGAATCTTCTACAGGGAAGACTTTCTTTTGTCTGTCTGTTGTCAAACATTTTCTCGATAGTAATCCTAACGCGGGTGTTGTATATTTTGAATCTGAATCTGCCATTACTAAAAAAATGATTGAGGAACGTGGTATTGATGCCAAACGAATGATCATCGTACCTGTTGTTACAGTTCAGGAGTTTCGTACTCAATCACTTCGTATTGTGGATAAATATATTGAACAAAAAGAAAAAGAACGTCAACCTATAATGTTCGTTCTAGATTCTTTGGGGAATCTCTCCACAACAAAGGAGATTGAAGATTCGTCTGAAGGTAAAGAAACCAGAGACATGACTAGAGCTCAGGTTACTAAGTCTGTATTCCGTGTTCTAACATTGAAACTCGGAAAGGCAAACATTCCTATGCTAGTCACTAATCACACGTATGATGTTGTAGGTGCTTATGTTCCAACTAAAGAAATGGGCGGTGGTAGTGGTCTTAAGTATGCCGCTTCTACTATTATCTACCTCTCAAAATCGAAGGAAAAAGACGGTAAAGAAATCGTCGGAAATATTATCAAGTGCAAAGCGCAGAAGTCTCGCTTTACTAAAGAGAATTCCATTGCTGAAACACGCCTTTTCTACGACACAGGACTCGACCCTTACTACGGATTACTTGAACTTGGAGAGAAATACGGAGTCTTTGAGAGAGTTGGTAATCGCTATAAAGTCAATGGAGCGTCCGTCTATCCGAAGTCAATTCTCGCGGATCCAGAAAAGTATTTCACTCCAGAAATTATGCAAGCCCTTGATGAATCGGCAAAGAAAGAATATCTATACGGACAAGGCAATGTAGTATCAAGAGAGGAAGATTATGCTGGCGACGAGACTAACTGATTTAGTTAAAGTATATGATGATGTATTTCCAATTGAAAGGTGTGAAGAACTAGTAAAACTATTTCATTCTCATCCAGATCGTCATCAAAGATATGATAGAAACTCTAGACCAAATTTTACACAATTTAATCTATCTGAGTTTGATGCTTCTGAAGATGCAACAGAAGAAGAGAAAATTCTGCATAGAGATTTGACCACAATGTTTATGAATGTGATCAGTCTCTATCAGATTGATTGCAGCATCACAGATGAGATTCCATCACAATGGGGACTGGAACAAATTCGTATTAAAAAATATGATACAGCAAAAGACTGCTGTGATCCATCTGCAATTGAAACAGCAGATCAATTTGCTGAACACGTTGATGTAGGAGATTATAATTCTGCTCGAAGATTTCTAGCTTTATTTTTATACTTAAATCCTACCGACGCCACTGGTCAGACAACGTTTCCTTACTTGGACTTGAAAGTTGACCCGCTTGCTGGTAGAATACTGGTGTTCCCACCCATGTGGATGTACCCACATGCAGGACTACCAACCTTCTCTGTACCCAAGTACATTATCGGAACCTATTGTCACTACTTATGATGGATAAACTGGAAGTTATTGTTCTCAAAAATCTTGTATATGATGAAAAGTTTTGCCGAAAGGTTCTTCCATTTATCAAAAATGAGTACTTTGAATCTCATGAAGAGCGTGTAGTTTTTGATGAGATCAATAAGTATGTGCAACAATATCAAACTCAACCACCTCTCAATGCAATTGCAATTGAGTGTGAACGTAGGACTGATTTGAGTCAGGATGGTTTTCAGAATATACTTAATCTTCTGAAGACCTTTACTGAAGATAAGGTTGATCCTGAATGGTTGATCAACACTACAGAGAAGTGGTGTAAGGATAGAGCAGTTTATCTTTCTCTTCTAGAGTCTATTAAGATTGCAGATGGTAAAGATAAGACTAAGACTCGGGATGCAATTCCTAGTATTCTTTCTGAAGCACTAGGAGTTTGTTTCGATGAGCATGTTGGACACGATTACATTGAAGACTTTGAATCT